GTGAGCAAGCGCATACAAGTGGAGCGAACACTACAGATAGCAGAACAGTACGCTAAGTACGACAGGTTCTACTATGTGTGGCAGAATGACTTTCGTTCTCGCAAGTATGCAAGCAGTACGTTCCTCTCTCCTCAGTCAGCAGATTGGAGCAAGGCTCTGTTAGAGTTTGGCTACCCTGTTAAGATTAATAATTGGACTGACGCACGTTGGCTGTGTATTCATGGTGCTAACCTGTATGGTAATGACAAGGTGAGCCTCAACGATAGAGAAACATGGGCTTGGGACTTTGCAGAAGAAGCACACAGGATTGTTGATAACCCATACGATAACCAGCTATGGCTAGAGGCAGACAAGCCTTATCAATTCCTAGCGTGGTGCTTTGAGATGTCAGCCCTTGTTAAACAGGGTTGGGGATTTGAGACACGCTTACCTGTGTCAGCAGATGGTAGTTGTAATGGACTACAACATCTGTCAGCTATCCTACTAGATGAGCAGGGAGCTAGGGCTACTAACTTATTACCATCTACCCTACCTCAAGACATTTACACTGAGGTAGCAGAGGCTACAATCGCCAGCATTAAGGCAGAGGATACAGAGTTAGGGCGTAAGTGCTTGGCTTTTGGTATAGATAGGAAGCTAGCCAAGCGTCCTGTTATGATTGTACCCTACAGTGGAACACGTCACTCCTGTCGTGCCTACATTGAGGAAGCTATCAATGATAAGATAAAGGAAGGTACACCAAATCCTTTCGGTGATGATCTCTTTGAAGCAAGTAATTACATGGCTGGACATGTGTGGGATTCCATTGGGAATGTGATTGTATCAGCACGTAAGGTCATGGACTATGTGAAGAGCGTGGCAGAAGTTTATGCTCAGTTGGGACAGCATATGGAGTGGGTCACACCTACTGGATGGATTGTGCTACAACAGTACAGTCAATCACAGCAGAAGCGTATCAAGACTCACATCAATGGCGAGGTAGTATCACTATCCTTTCCTAAAGAGAAAGAGAACACAGTTCACAGGCATAGAACAGGGTTAGGTGCAAGCCCTAACTTTATTCATAGTCTTGATGCATCAGCTATGACCAAGACTATTAACAAAGCTAACACGTTAGGCATCCACGACTTTGCTATGGTACATGATAGCTATGGAACACATAGTAGTATGATGCCACTACTCAGTGAGGTACTACGTGAAGAGTTTGTTAATATGTATGAACAGCATGATGTGTTGACAGAGTTGAGACAACATGCTATAACAGTATTAGGCACTGAGGATGTACCTCAACCACCTACAAGTGGTAGCCTAGACATCCGTAACGTGTTGAAATCAGACTATTTCTTTGCCTGATTTCTAAAGTTACAACCTAGCCAATCGGCAAAAACGTAGCAATCGAGGAGTAACACATGATTGTAATTAAAGGTAAGGCAAAGTGGGCAAAAGTCTTTGAGCCTGACACACGCTTCGTAGAGGATGGTGAGTATTCAACTCAGGTTATCATGTCGGAAGCAGAAGCAGCAGAAGTTTGTGAACAGCTAGAGTCTCTCGTTGATGAGGCATATAACAAAGCTGTCAAGGAGAAGCCAGCACTCAAAGCTTCCCTGTCCAAGCGTCCTGTGACAGAACCTGAGGTAGACCAAGATGGTAATGAGACAGGTAATGTTGTATTCAAAACAAAACTGAAAGCTTTGATACGTGCTAAGAATGGTAGCACTTACAAGCAGAAGGTTCAGGTAGTAGACTCTAAGCGTAAGCCTATGAATGCAGACCAAGCTGTCGGTAATGGCTCAGTTATCAAGGTAGCTGTTGAGCCAGTAACCTACGTCATGGCTAGCACTAAGCAGGTAGGTGTATCTCTACGCCTCAAGGCTGTACAGGTTATTGACCTAGTTGAGAGTGGTGCGTCTGCTGAGTCTATCTTCGATGAAGAGGATGGGTTCGTAGCGTCTGCTGTCGAGAAGGATGATACTGGTGATGTGTTTAATGAAAACGATACATCTTCGGTTGATGAAAAAAATGAAGGGGACTTTTGAGCAAGCCGTTCTTTCTGACTTAGATGGTAGAGGCGTTCCATATTTGTATGAACCAGACAAGCTGGCTTACTATGTGGAACGTCACTACATCCCTGACCTAAAACTAGGCAAGATGATAGTAGAACTAAAGGGGTACTTTAGACAAGACAGCCAGCGTAAGATGAAGGCAGTCAAGGCACAGTACCCTGACATGGACATACGCTTTGTGTTCCAGAAAGCTAGTGCTACTATTCAGGGAGCTAAGAAGAGAAAGGACGGAACAAAGATGACATGTGGAGAATGGGCAGACCGACAAGGTTTTGTTTGGGCAGAAGGTACTATACCAGAGGAGTGGTTAGAATGAGTATCATTGAAGTAGAAGAAGAACTAGTATCTACTATTGATCTAAACGTAGACTTAACAAAAGATGGTTTACGTGTGTCAGTATACATTGATGACATAGAGGTGCATGATTTCGTAGCCTATGATACCATTGCTTATACTCTAGTATCAGACAGAGACAAGTATCCTAGTGAAATTCTTGAGCGTATCTTAATGGAGTTTAGAAACATGGCAGACATAATGGAGCAAGCACTAGATGATGAATCAGGAGAGTGAGTTTATCAGGCATGAGTCCTGTTCTCACTGTGGCAGTAGTGATGCCAATGCCTTATATACAAACGGCAACCACTACTGCTTCTCTTGTCAGACGTTTACTAAAGCAGATGATGAACAAGGAGTGATTGCAGTGACAACACAGAAACCTAATCAAGCGTTCCTACCTATAGATACGGTAGCGTTAAACAAGAGAAAGATTACTGATAAGACTACGAAGCATTGGCAGTATGGAATAAGTACCTACAAAGGTACGAAGGTACAGGTAGCAAACATGTACGACAGGGCTGGCACTCTGCAAGCTCAGAAGGTACGCTTCCCTAACAAGGACTTCAAAGTTATAGGTGACATCAAGAAGATTGGGCTGTATGGTGAACACCTATGTCGTGACAAGGGTAAGATGATTACCATTGTTGAGGGTGAACTGGATGCCCTATCACTTAGTCAATGTTTTGACAACAAGTGGTCTGTGGTATCCGTACCTCAGGGTGTGCAGTCAGCTAAGAAGGCAGTAGCTAAGAGTCTTGAGTGGCTATGTAACTACGACTCTATCATCATTATGTTTGACAATGATGAACATGGTCAGGCTGCTGCCCTTGAGGTGGCTAACATCCTACCACCTAACAAGGCTAAGATAGCGAAGCTTCCTCTTAAGGATGCGAGTGAAATGGTACAGGCTGGGCGACAGTCTGAACTGGTTGATGCAGTGTGGGGTGCTAAGACATATAGACCTGATGGCATCCTAGCTGGTACAGATGTGTGGGATATAGTCATTGCTAATGATGATAAGGATTCAGTTTCTTATCCATATGTAGGCTTGCAGGATAAGACAGGAGGCTGTCGTAAAGGCGAGATCGTTACAGTTACTGCTGGTTCTGGTATAGGTAAGTCACAATTAGCACGTGAGTTTGCCCACACCTTTATCAAAGAAGGTCAGACATTGGGATACATTGCTCTTGAGGAGAACGTAAAACGTACTGCTCTAGGATTGATGTCTCTTGAGTTGAACAAGCCCTTACATTTAAGACAAACTGATGTACCAGAAGAGGAGTTACGTAATGCATTTGATACAACAGTGGGCAGTGGTAGGGTATATTTGTATGACCATTGGGGTTCTACTGATTCAGATAATCTCCTATCTAAAATACGATACTTGGTTAGGGGATGTGCATGTGACTATATTATTCTTGACCATATCAGTATTGTTGTATCTGGATTGGAAGGGGGGGACGAACGGAGATTGATTGACAATACCATGACCAGACTACGTGCGTTGGTTGAGGAACTGAACTGTGGATTGATACTGGTATCCCACTTGAAGCGTCCCTCTGGTGACAGAGGACACGAGGATGGCGCACAAACATCTATGTCACAGCTACGTGGTAGTGCTGCTATTGGTCAGCTAAGTGACATCGTTATTGGATTAGAAAGAAACCAACAAGACACAGACAATGCAAACATTAGTCAGGTCAGAGTTCTAAAGAACAGATGGTCAGGCGAAACTGGATTATGTTGTTCACTAGAATATAGCTTGGAGACAGGCCGTATGATAGAGACAATCTTCAATGACGAAGATGTAGACGACATAGAATTTTAGCTACTGCGGAGACAGAGCATGGATTTAATATTCGACTTAGAAGCAGACAACCTACTCGATGATGCCACAGTAACGTGGTGTATTGTAGCTAGGGATGCTGATACAGATGAGGTATATACCTTTGACCCTAACAATATCAAAAATGGGCTGGCATTACTAAGCCAAGCTACTACACTTATCGGTCATAACATTATTGATTATGACTTACGACTACTAAAGAAGTTGTATGACTATGAGTATAGTGGTAACATCATTGATACGTTAGTATACTCTAGGACTATCTGGCCTGATGTAAAAGAGATTGACTTCAAGCTAAACAAGAAGGGAACTTTCCCTAATAACATGATAGGTAGTCACTCCCTCAAAGCGTGGGGCTACAGACTAGGAGAATTAAAAGGTGATTTCAATAGTGGCAGTGAGAGCTTTGCAACATACACCAGTGAGATGCTCGACTACTGTATCCAAGATACACAAGTCACAGCAAAACTTTATCGTAAAATTATGGAGAAAAATTTTAGCCAAGAGGCACTAGACCTTGAGACTGACATACATACATTTCTCCTACAGCAACAGGAACATGGGTTTCCCTTTGATGTTAAGGCTGCTCAGTCCTTGTACTCCACTCTTTCAAAACGTAGATCAGAGATTGAAAACCAATTACAGGAAACCTTTGAGCCTACAATCGTAGAGTTAAAGACTAAAACCAAGATCATTCCATTCAACCCTGCCAGCCGACAGCAGATTGCTGACCGACTAATGAAGCGTGGTTGGAAGCCAGAGGCTTTCACTGATAGTGGTGAACCTAAGGTAGATGAGACTGTTCTATCCAGTATCGATATGCCAGAAGCTAAAATGCTTAGTGAGTATCTCCTACTGAATAAACGCATAGGTCAGTTATCAACTGGTAAACAAGCATGGTTAAAGATGGAGAAGGATGGCAAGTTACATGGACGAGTTAATCATATGGGTGCTGTTACCTCTCGTTGTACTCATTCCAATCCCAATCTGGCACAAGTACCATCCGTATCTGCGCCGTATGGTAAGGAGTGTAGAGAATTATTCATCTCTCCTGCTGGGTATAGTCTACTTGGTGCTGATGCTAGTGGCCTTGAGCTACGTTGTCTTGCCCATTATATGGCTGCTTTTGACAATGGATCTTATGCAGATGTTGTACTGAATGGTGACATTCATACAGCAAACCAGAAAGCTGCTGGTCTTGAATCACGTAACCAAGCAAAGACATTTATCTATGGATTTCTATATGGTTCAGGCGATGAGAAGACAGGCAAGATCATAGGCAAGGGTGCGAAGGAAGGTAGGGCTATCAAGAAGAAGTTCTTGGCAAAGTTACCAGCACTAAAGTATCTTAAGGATGCTGTTGCTAAAGCAGCAGATACACGTGGGTTTGTTAAGGGTTTGGATGGACGCATAATTCCTATCCGACACAGCCACGCTGCACTCAATACCTTACTACAAAGTGCTGGTGCTATCATATGTAAGACATGGTACGTGTTCATTGCACGTGCTATCAAGGAAGCAAACTTGGACGCACAGATTGTTGCGTTCATTCACGATGAGGTACAGGTTCTAGTTAAGGAAGGACAGGAAGATGAAGCAGGTAGACTTATTCAACGATGTATGCGAGAAGTCGAACAACACTTCTCCTTCAGATGTCAACTCGACAGTGATTACAAGTACGGACGAAACTGGTCAGACACGCATTGATGCAGTAACTTGCACTGTGTGTGAAACCATGCAACCAGTAGCAAACTTTGAGATTAATACTAGTGGTGCAGTTCGCAGGACATGTAAATCTTGTCGTAATGGACAGGCAAAGATTGTTATGAGGCTGAAAAAAGAAAACCCATACCCATCTGATGACTACGCTTGTCCTATCTGCGACAGAACTATGGATGACCTAACTAAACTAGGTCAGCCTATGTACAACAAATGGGTACTAGATCACTGTCACGATACAGAAACATTCAGGGGTTGGCTATGCAATAGCTGTAACGCTGGGTTGGGTAGGTTCTCTGACAGTTTGGACAGGGTACTAAAGGCAACAGGATACTTAGAGGAGCATAAGATAAAGCATGGACTTTGATTTCTTTTTCAAAATGGTATGCACTATCAGCTTTGCTGGTGTGACACTATGCCTATGTATCAAATGGATTGTCGAATCGTATCTCGACTACATACAAGTGATGACAGGTATAAGGGTATTGACCCACAACCAACTAAAAGATATGGAACATAAAGAACGAGAGGATATAGATGATGACCCTACTGCTTATTGATGGAGACATTATTGCTTACAAAGCTTCTGTCTCAGCAGAGACACCTGTTAATTGGGGCGATGGTTTATGGACTCTTCATTGCTGGGAAGATGATGTAGCTATACGTATTGATGACCAGATAACTAAGCTAACAGATGAAGCACCAGTACAAGATTGCATCGTTGCTTTGTCTGATAAAGAAAATTATCGTAAGGAACTAGCACCATACTATAAGGCTAACAGAAGTAACACACGTAAGCCAATGCTCCTACAGTGGGCAAGAGAATACATGGCTAGTAAATATAACACTATTATATACAGGAAACTGGAGGCTGATGATGTCTTGGGGATATTGGGTACTGCAAATCCAGATACTATTATCTGGTCTGAAGATAAGGACTTACTTACTGTGCCAGCGAAGCATTGGATTGATGGTGAAGTGGTTACAATCAGCGAAGAAGAAGCTGATTACAATTTCTTTACGCAAGCGTTGGTTGGGGATTCTACTGACAACTACAAAGGTTGTCCTTCGGTGGGTTACAAAACTGCTGAAAAAATTCTGGAGTTTGGCGATGGTTGGGATGCAGTGGTTAGGGCGTATCTATCTAAAGGTTTGTCAGAAGAGATAGCACTAGAGAACGCTAGACTAGCACGTATCCTACGTAATGGTGAGTACGACACAGACACAGCAGAGGTGAAGTTATGGCAAAACAGTTAAGACATGAAGACTTTATGAAACAACAAGCAGATATGGTCAACAGTCCTGCTCACTACGCAGACAGTGGTATCGAAACCATAGACTACATTGTAGATGTGCTTGGCGAGTTTGAGGCTATCAGCTACTGTCATGGTAACGTAATTAAGTATACAGGTTCTCGTCTATGGAAGAAGGGTAATCCTATTGAGGATGCTAAGAAAGCTCGATGGTACATGGACAAGATGATTGAACTAATGGAAAAGACTAAAGGGGTAAACTGGTAATGGATAATGTAACTTTCAGGGTAGACCGTTATGATGATGACGGTGAGTATATCGGACATGTTGAACACACCTTCCAATGTGAAGGTCATCTATCTGAGATGCTATTCAATTTCAAAGCCTTCTTACAGGGCATGACCTTTGGGTATGTTAAAGAAGTGTACGCTGTTAAGAATGATGGTAACGAGGTAGGTGAGGAATGATGAATCTACATGATTACCAGATGCAAGCTATACGTACAGCAGTATATCCAAAGAAATATTCCATATCTTATCCAGCTTTAGGATTAGCTGAAGAAGCTGGTGAAGTAGCAGGTAAGATTGGTAAGATGATGAGGGATGATATACCTCTAATCAATCAAAAGAAAAAGATTGAGGCAGAGATGGGTGATGTATTGTGGATGCTTGCTGCATTAGCACATGACTGTGGCCTATCTTTACAAGAGATAGCTGAAAAGAACTTAATAAAATTAAATGCACGACAGTCATCAGGTACTCTGCATGGCGAAGGGGATGATAGATGATAAGCAACCACCTACCTACAGACTATCAAACATTCATTGCCACCAGTAGATATGCACGATGGTTAGAAGATGAGAACAGACGAGAGACATGGACTGAAACAGTACAGCGTTACATTAATTACATTGCTACAACTGGCTTATCTGCCCCAGACCTAGAAGAGATTGAGGAAGCTATCCTTAATCTTGAGGTCATGCCCAGCATGAGGGCATTGATGACAGCAGGTGCAGCAGCAGACAGGGATAACACCTGCATCTACAACTGTAGCTACTTACCAGTAGATCATATACGTGCCTTTGATGAGGCTATGTTTATCCTATTGTGTGGTACAGGGGTTGGGTTTAGTGTAGAACGTCAGTTCATTTCTAAACTACCTACCGTACCTAGTCATCTCGAAGTTGATGAACGTGCTATCAAAGTTGGTGATAGTAAAGAAGGTTGGGCAAAAGCCTTACACTCTTTGATATCTACACTATATTCAGGGGTCATTCCTTCTTGGGACTTGTCTGCTATTCGTCCAGCAGGTGCTAGATTGAAAACATTTGGTGGTAGAGCCAGTGGAAAAGAACCCCTCAATGACTTGTTTCATTTTATCGTAGGAAAATTTACGGCAGCAGCAGGACGTAAGCTAACTAGTATTGAGTGTCACGACATCATGTGTAAAATTGGTGAGGTTGTAGTTGTAGGTGGTGTACGCCGTTCAGCTATGATTAGCTTATCTAACCTAAGTGATGGACGCATGGCACATGCTAAGTCAGGTAGCTGGTGGGAGAACGAGGGACAACGTGCGTTGGCTAATAACTCTGTAGCTTATACAGACAAACCTGACATGGAAGGGTTCATGCGTGAATGGTTATCACTCGTTGAATCTAAGTCTGGTGAGCGTGGTATTTTCTCACGAACAGCAGCAGACAAACATGTAGAGATGAACGGACGCAGGGAGACAGGACATGAGTGGGGTACTAACCCTTGTTCAGAAATCATATTAAGACCTTACCAATTTTGCAACCTTACAGAAGTTGTCATACGTCAAGGCGATGACTTAGAAAACCTCAAGCGTAAGGTACGTCTTGCAACTATACTTGGTACAGCACAGGCAACCTTTACTAAGATGCCTTATCTTCGTGACATCTGGAAGAAGAACACAGAAGAGGAACGCTTGCTTGGTGTATCCCTTACAGGTATTATGGATAATTACTTACTGTCCAAGACTACTGATAGTAAAGCATGGTTAAAAGCTATGAAGCAAGTAGCTATTGATACCAATGCAGAGTATGCTGAAAAGCTAGGCATCCCTGTATCAGCAGCTATCACCTGTGTTAAACCTTCTGGAACTGTTTCTCAGTTAGTTGATAGTGCCTCTGGTATCCACGCCAGACATAGTGAGTACTACATCCGTACTGTACGTGGTGATAACAAAGATCCACTAACACAGTTTATGAAGGACAGTGGTATCCCTGCCGAACCTTGTGTAATGAAGCCTGACTCTACTACAGTGTTTAGCTTCCCTACTAAATCTCCATCTGGTGCTGTTACTCGTAACGATATGACTGCACTAGAGCAACTAGAACTGTGGAAGAACTACGCACTCAACTGGTGTGAACACAAACCATCAGTGACTATCACAGTCAAGGATGCAGAGTGGATGGCAGTTGGTGCGTGGGTATATGAGAACTTTGACATATGTTCAGGCATCTCATTCCTACCTCATAGTGACCATACGTATGCACAAGCACCTTACCAAGACATTGATGTAGATACATATAATGAAATGAAGAAGAAGATGCCCACTACTATTGATTGGGCTTCTTTGTCTCTCTACGAGAAGGTAGATACCACGTCTGGTAGTCAAACTTTAGCATGTACTTCTGGTGCATGTGAGATAGTAGATATCTAAAGTTACAACATTAGCGAAAGTTTGCAAAAAATGAAAGCATTAGGCAACGATTTTAACATAACAGATGGCTTACTAAACCACTTACTACAGTTGTATCCTAATAAACTTCCGCACGTACAAGTGTCCCCTGAGGAATTAGCGTTTCTTAGGGGTCAACAATCTGTGATACAGAAGCTTGTAGAATTACAAAACCAAGATTTTGAGGATGATTAATATGGGTGGACTATTCGGCAGTAAAACACCTGCCCCCTTACCAACCCCTGCTCGTCCTGTTACAGCAGTAACTAAAACCCCTGACATTGAACTAGATGATACTCAACTTGAATCAACTATGTTGAAGAAAAGAAAGAAGGGGAAACGAGCATTGAGAACTGATATTGTAAAAGATACAGCAACACAAGTAGCCAGTGAAGCATCTGGTTTAAAC